AGATATTTACTGATTATGCAAGAAAGCAGGTACCTAAAATAGGAAAAGCCGCGCTTGGTGCACTCGTATTCGGACCAATGCAAATTGGTATTGAGAAGGCTTTTGGTTTCAAACCCCAGATCAATTATTTAGCATTCCTGACTCCAGGATCAGCCGGTATTCGCTTCGGCGCCTCTGCGATGGTCAATATGGCAAAGCAGATCTATAATAATGCTCTTGATAATTCCTGGAAAAAGAAACTCAGAGAAGCCAGATCTGTCTCAGAAAGAACGGCGGTCATCCGCGAACTCAAGAAGAAAGGATGGAGTTCAGCCAAGATCGCTAAGTTGAGACGGGCTTAGATCACTTTATCAAACCATTTGAGAAATAGAAATGCTCCCACCATTAGTAGTGGATCTCTAAAAACTTCAAAAATTATCATCTCATTTCCCCCTGTTTCTCTCTTCTATTTTCAATAATCTAGTATGAAAATCTTTCATTTCGGCTTGAATATCCCTGCGAAAAGCATCAATTTTAGCCCCAAGATAAAGTGCAGGTACGAGAAAGAATGCTAATACGGTGGCAACTCCTCCTAGCAATCCCGCAATTTCAAACGCTATTTTCCAATCCATCACTTCCCTCCCGCCTCTTTATTAATTAATTTCTCGTACTTTTCCATCAAAAAGAAAAGCGCGTGAGCAACTTCTTCTACGAGGGGCATCTCCATCCATCCTATTATTTTTGGTCTAACCCCTTGACATCGAGTACGGTAATCTTGACATCGAGTACGTCCTCTACGTAGTGTCTCATATCTCCCCGTTATCCAAACAGGGATGGTAACATTTCGAAAAGAAGCTAGCTGCACATGATCGTCTCGCCACTTGACAAGATAAATCCCATTTTTTTGTGGTAATTGTTGTTTAGGATCATTCCATAACATTTCGCCCAACGTTTGTGGCATTTTTCCAAAGAAACTCTTTGAGCCTAGAGAACTTAATGCATCATACCAATCCATCACTCACCTCTTGGTGGTTTAAGATAACTTTCTTCGGTTCTAAGACGATCATAGAGCCATCTTGCGATCATTACTTTCAATGTCTGATTCTTTAAGGCAGCGATTGACTTGATTCTTGAAAAAATTTCTATATCAAGATCAATAGACAGTCTCTTCTCTTTCAAAGGTATCATTTCCTGTTTCCCTGGTTTTCCACACGTTAGCACCTTTTCTCTTTTTTTCAAAGATTAAAATAATTACTATACATTCAAATAAAGATTTACCATCAAGGAGAGGTAGAATGGCCAAAACAACAAGAGGGTACAGCTTAGGCTCCCCACTAGAGAATATTTTTCCCGAACCCGTTGTTAGCACACGCAATCCAACCGCAAGCGATACGAATTTCGAGCTTGGTCAGGTTTGGGTGAACACCGCCGCGGCAGCATCATATATCCTGAACCAACTTTCAGGCGGTACTGCCACATGGACTCTGATGTCTCCAGGAGCTTCAGATGTCGATTCCTTGACAGGGGACGGAGGCGGAGCGATTGCTCCTACAGGAGGGACATTGATTCTCGCCGGTGGCACAAACCTTACAACAGCAGGAACAGGCGGCCCAGGAACCATTACATTTAATATGGATGCGGCCATCACGTTGGCAACCTCGGTAACTTCGCCGATCTATACTTCGGCAGCGGCATTAGACATTAATGTGGCCGCCGGATCTGATATCACAATCCAAATGGGTGATGCGGCTGGTGCAAACGTCATCGATTTTGAAGATTCAGCGAGTGCAACGGTTGCAACTCTTGATTCTGACGGAACTCTAACGGTCGTCAACTTGGATGGTATCATTGGTGCTACCACTCCTGCTGCTGGAACTTTTGTAACTGCGACTGCTAATACATCGGTCATTGCCCCATTATTTACTGCGGCAGCAGCTGATGCGTTGATTCAGGCAGGTGGGGCGAATGATGTAGTTGTAAGACTTGGGGATAATGCAGGCGCAACATTCTTTAGAGTTCAAGATAGTGACGATGCTGATGTCTACACTGTAGATTCGGACGGTGCTCATACAGCTTTTGCAGGGTTAGTCGTTACAGGAGCATTTACTCAAACAGCAGGGGCTGTAAGTCTTGGAGACGATGCTACGGTAAATCCTGTTGATATTGGTACTGGAGCGGCTTTAAAAGTTGTAACAATTGGTTCAGTTTCGGCCGCTTCTTCATTAGATTTACTTGCCGGCACAGGAAATTTCTCTTTAGAAGGTAACATCGCTTCTACCTATACCATTTCGGGAACGGGTGTTAATACCGGCACAATCATTATAGGAGGAGGTACTGGCGATCAAACACTTAATTTAATGAACAGTACGGGCGATAAAACCGTCAATATAGCTACAGGCGGAACTAATAATACTGTAGCCATAGGAAATGTTGGGGGTACTTCCGGAACATTTCTAGATGGTGGCTCTGCTGGTATAGGACTTGCAGCTTTCAATGGTGGTAATATTCTTATTGATTCCGACGCTGGGACTGTTCTCTTAGATTCTAGTGGAGTATTAGAACTTAACTCTTCAGCAGGTGTGATTTCGATCGGTAATGATGCTGATGCCCAAAACATGAATTTCGGTACCGGAGCTGCTCAGCGCGATATTATCGTGGGCAACGTGACGGGTACGACCAGTGTCGTAGTGGATGTTGGAACGGGAGCAGCCAGTTTTGGTGTCTCGGCCACCGTACATACGACCACATTGGGTTCAGTTACAGGCGCATCTGCTACTACGATCCAATCTGGGACAGGAGGAATAGCGATTAATGGAGTTGGAGGAGGAGGCGCTAATATTGATATCGACTGCACCGGTCAATTACAAATTAACTCCTCAGGTTCCACGATTGATATCGGTAATGATGCCGTGGCCGCAAATATGAATATCGGAACGGGCGCAGCTGCTCGAACAATTACTATTGGAAATAACGTAGGTGCGACCGATGTTGATATTATTGCGGGTACTGTCACTGTCACTACGGCTGGTGGTGGCTTTGATTTAACGACAGTAACAGGAGGCAATATCGATTTCACTTCGGCGGGCACCTTTCTTTTAGATTCTGTAGGCGTCTTGGAATTCAATTCCTCAGCAGGTGTGATTTCGATCGGTAATGATGATATCGACCAGGCGGTTAATTTGGGTACTGATGGAGAAAGAACTGTAACTGTTGGGTCAACAAATGGCGCCGCAGAGTTAGTCCTTCAATCTGGTACTACAGATATCACTGTCACGGGAGTTGTGAAAGAGATTAACGCTGAGTTCCTCAGCCGTTCTGGCGATGATATCACCTTCACCCAGTCACCATTAACATGTACCGCTGCTGATACAGGAGGCGTTGCTACTGGAGCAACTGGTGATTTGAACCTATTATCGTTCCAAGAAGGAATTGTAATGGAACAATTCGTCATTGGAGCAGGCCAGACTATAATCAAACCAGTTATGACAGCAACAGGCTTGTTAATCTCTGGAGATGAAACCAATGTTGAAGGATATGAATATAACTATGGGGCTGCAAGGGCAAACTCTAGGCATAGCTTCACCATTGGAACAAGTGCAGCCTTCTTCATGGAAATGTCTTTCCGTGCAGATGATATATCAGGACTAGAACCTGCTTTATTTGGATTTAGAATTACTCAAGCAAACCAAGCGCAGGGGAATTTAGCTAACTACACAGACTTTGCAGGGTATGGCTTAAATGATGCTGTTGCAGGTGGAGATGCTGTAATTCAAACCCAGCTTAACACCACAGGCATCAATTCCACCGATACCAATGATGCTTGGGCTGACGGAGCTACCCACACACTCGCAATGTTAGTAAGTGGAGCAGGAGTTGTCACATTTACTTTTGATGGGGGCGCGCCCACAGCCACACAAGTTTACTCGTTTGATAATGGCGACGTCGTGCATCCGTTCTGGAGACACGAGTTCAACGCAGCTATCCCAGATGCGATTGAATGGTTGAGCATGAAAATTGGATTCCAAGCCTAATGATTAACAAAGGAGAATGAAATGAGTGGTTTAAACAGCGCACGTTTTGCCGAAGAACTTACTTATGATACCTCCGGGGGCACTGGTGCATATCAGGCTTTCTCGGATGTTTTACAAGAAAATCCTGCCATGATCCTGTTTGATAATCAATCAAATGTAGCTGTAATCATCTCTGATGATGGCACCACAAATGGTAAAACTTTTGTCGCAGGTGAAGCTATAGTATTGGATTTACGAACAAATAAAGAACTCACAGCGGATGACATGAGTTGGCGTAAATTAACACAGTTCTTTGCAAATAGTGCAGCAGGAACTGGCTTTTTTAGAATTTCATATGTGTATAGCTCATGAGCCAAATATTTAAAGATAGCGGTGGAACGGTTGCTCCAGACGTGGAATTTTTGACAGGGGATTCCGGCGGACCTGTGCCGCCTGATGCAGCGTTTAATATTGATATCTTGGGCAATCCTGATATCGACATGGTGGGGACTCCTGGGACCAATTCGTTCCAGATGACGAACCTGACAAAACTGACGCCTTTCGTGGTAGGGGCTGCGGGAGAGGCTGCTTATACAACTATTCAAGCGGCTTTAGACGCTGCCAATGCAGCTGGAGGAGGAGCCGTTTATATTCAGCCAGGCTCTTACACTGAGGATTTAACTCTTTACACAAATGTTTCGATGACAGCGGCCGAAGGAAACGTCGATACAATAAACGTAAGTATTACAGGAACTCATACCCCTCCAATCGGGAATGGTCCCTTGAGTTTCTTTCACATAAACTTTTTTGGGGGTTCCTCCATTTTCTTTTCAGCTGCTGCTGGAGAAGCCTACATGGTATGCGAAACTTGTAATTTTATCCTTTCCTCTGATGGATATGTTTTTGATTTGGATAATTGGGTAGGCCCGACGGGGTTGGTAACCGGAATAGCCGGGGTCGCTATGGCGAATTCTGGTGATTTATCTATAGCCGAAAGCGGATTTATCAAAAATAGTGTAGGAGGAATGGGAGTTGTTCTAATTAATAGTTATATAGGAGCTTTGCTCGGAGCGGGAGGAACTCCTATGCTACTATCTGGGGAATTTCAAATGTCCCTCTCCGATGTATTTTGTCCAGTAATCATGACTGGAGGAACAGGATCTTTTATTGAACAGTGTGGTTTTCATGTTGGCACTGTCACACTTGGTGGTACTTCTAGCGGATCTATTTATAATTGCAACTTTACGGGTTATACCGTAGCCGCTATTGATATGGCTTCTTCAGCTACTTGGAAATTAGGAACTACATCTATTGATAGTAGCAATGATCCCGCTATCGATGGAACCGGAGCTGGTACTTTAGAACTTTCTGGGATTTCTTTCATGGATAACGCCAATATTGCAGCTACAGTTACCTTAAATAAAAGAGTTCTAGAGGCGGGCATAGGTTATTTCGATAATTTAAGTTTTGACCAGGGTACCAGTACGGTCGACACCGACGGTGAACTCATCATTGGGTCAACCGGAAACAATCCTCAGATTTCAACTCTCACCGAGGGCACAGGTATTACCATCATAAATGGTCCTGGTTCCATTACGATTGCAAATACAGGTCAGACTGATGCCACAGGTCAAACAATTGGAGCTGTTACCGATGATGTAATAACTTTTGCTTTAGGAGCAACTGCTGGAACATTTACTTTAGAGGCTCGCGTAGCCGGTTTTGAATCAACTGGACCATCGGGCTGCGGTTATCAATTATTCGGCACTGTTAGAACAACGGGAGCAGCAGCAACGCTTGTAGGGACACCGGATCAAGTAGCCAACGAAGATGCAGTATTAGCGGCGGCTGATGCAGACATAGTTGTTGCAGGAAACAATGCAATAATTCGCGTTACGGGTGTGGTTGCTCTCACTCTCGAGTGGGGCGCTCATCTAGAAATTACAGAAATTACGCCTTAAGAGGAAATTATGGCTGGTATACGGAATGATGTTTTTTTCGGAAGTGGACTTATATTAACTGATGACGGTGCGGGCGCTCAAGATGTAATCCAGATAACACCTGTTACTGCAATTGGAGGTGTTGAGTGGAAAGGAATTGATCTTGATGCAAGTAATATAGATCCAACAGCCACAGGAGCAACACTCGTAGGAGCTGATCTAAATTTATCCGGCGTGTCGTTAGCTAACGATCCGATCATGGATGGTCTTTTGATTCAGATGCCCTCCCCTTTTTCTGGAGTAGAAGAAAAACACGGTATACGTGTAGAAGGTTTTGGCTCGACGATCAAGATTTGTGATGGAGATGATAACCGTGCCATTAGTGCGGATGGTGAGATACATATAGATTTTGATGCAAGTGGGTTAGCGGCTGCTGAGATTGTAACTGTTTTTGATGGGGTAGTCGCATTAGGAACTGCAACAGATGGCCATGTGCATGCTTTAGATATTAGCACATCGGGAACGGGTTCGGTCGAAGTCATCGCAGTTTCTACCCATCCTGGAGTCGATGTTATCCACCAACATATCGGGACTTCGGGAGCTATAGATCAAGGATGGATTGAACTGGGTGCAGGTGGCTTCACGGATTCCACGGCGGCTTTCAATGCGGCTGTTCCCGATTTGGCCATCTTCGTTAATAACACCGATATGATCTACATTGGAATGACTGCATCATTTGACCACCTAGATGTGGTGCTGGATACCATCGCCAGCAAGGATTTACGTCCAGATTTTGCTTATTCCACAGGCGCTGGATTTTCAGCTTTTTCTCCTTCGGATGAGACCAATGGCTTTCAACAAAATGGATCTATCTTTTGGGATTCAACTACTTTAGCAGGTTTTGCAGCCCGCGTTGTAAACGGATCAGCTAACCTTTTCTTCATCCGGATCACAAGAGATCGAGCAGGAGCTTTGACCAATCCAATTGAGTCTACGATTCAAGCTTTATCGGCTACTGAGTTTGAGTGGAGTGCAGCTGGTGATATCGAGGTAAACTCTGTTCTTGCTGGCATAAGCAACACAGGCGCAACCAATACTATCAAACTACAAAATCCTTCAGATACGGCAAGTTCGTCTTCTCAGATCGAGGTTTCTGTGGGAGGCATTTCAGCGGGCGATCCTTGGGTTCAGTGGTCGGTTGGAGCGACACAATCTTGGAGTGCAGGGATACATAACTCTGATTCTGATAAATTTAAGATTACTACTGATGGCGATGCAACTGTCGATCCCTCTTCGGGAACCGAAGTTATGGTCTCAACAGTGGCGGGCGCGATCTCTTTCCCCAATGCTAGTTTAACTGAACATGGAGTGATGATAGGAGGGGCATCAGGATTACTAGCTACCACAGCGGTGGGAAATGCTGCTCAAGTATTAACTTCTAATGGAGCGGGGAATGATCCTACTTTTCAGGCACCTGCGAGCGGAGGAGGGGGCACTTTGGGAACGCCCCAGCTTACGACTTCTGGGACTACTAAACTTTTTACGGGTATTTCCTCCTCGGCTAAAATGATTCTTTTTAATTTAGATCAAGTTTCATTATCGGCTGTCGATGAATTAACCCTACAAATTGGAGATGCGGGCGGTTTAGAAGCGGCTGGCTATGTAGGTGTTACTGAAGATAGGACCGGCGGAAGTGCCACTTGGAATACTTTTGCTCAACTCTCAGTATCATCTACTAGTGGGGATACGCGGGGAGGAATTGTTACCCTTACTCTTCTTGATTCTTCCACGAATACATGGAGTATTTCAGTGTCAGTATCAGGAACAGCAAGTGATGATGCTAATTTTGGAAGTGGAAGTAAATCTCTCTCAGCCACACTAGATAGAATACAACTCGCTGCAACCGGTGGCGATACATTTGATAACGGGAAAGTAAATATTTTGGTTTACGAATAACGAGTTTAAATTTAGACTTGTCACACTATATGAAAGAAACCTACACATAGGAATCCCATGAAAAAGATATCAGTCCTTGTATCCACAGGTGGCATCGCATCGTTCCTGTTGGAAGATGACCAAGCTGATGAGCTAAAAAAGAAAGTCGAGGCAGGAGTGGGTAATCTCACCTCATTCACCAAAGATTCTTATACCTGGATGAACATTCGACATGTTGTTCAGATTGCTATACATGAATATATAGAGCCTTCAGAAAAAGAAGAAGACTCCGAAGAATCTCCCAAGACCTAATATACTCCCAAAGAAACGATTCGCATCGTGAAACAGCCGGAAGGGCATCTCACCCCTCCGGTTTTTTTTAGAAAGGAATTTCGTCAAGAGGAGGCAATTCCTCCTTTTTTTCCTCGGTTATTACGGGGTCAATTACGACCTTCTGATCCTCTTCCCATTTGCGGAAAGTAGCCCAGAAATTATCAGGCTTGGCATTAGCCGATCTCTTGATCTCAGCAGGGCTCTTGGAGTATTGCTCTGAAAGATAGGTGATGTAACGATCCAGATCCTCTGCCTTCACATCCACGGGCAGATCTAGATTCACATCCTCGATCTCTATCTCATCCAGATTGGCAGGCTCCACCTCCTTCATGGGCTTCTTCTCAGCCATTTCCTGGATCTCACCTTCGACATAGCAACCACCAATACAGTCAGTGTAAAGCCTTCTAGCGAGCCTAGACATAGCCCTCCAGTAGAGCATGTCTTCAGGACACTTGATCCACGCTCCACCAGGTTTAATCAAGCCAGCAGCCCGAGCCTCGTCTATGGTGTAGGAAGCCTCCATGCTCTCCTCAGTGTCTTTGCGCGTGCCTTCGATGGTGCACTTCTCTTTGGTGAGCAGCTTCAGCTTGAGCCGATGTCCTCCCTTGCGGATAAGATAAGCCATTCCCTTGCCAGAGATTTCGACCTTCCCTTGGATCACGTTGAACATTCCAGAGATGGAGTTCATGGGAGAAATCCCGAGCTCTCTAGCCATTAGCATGATTGACAAGATACCCGCTTCTCCTCCCAGTTTGGTCCAGTAGGGTGTTTTAGCAGCATTGCTTGCTACCACTTTGTAGGAGTTAAGCTCCTGTTCATGCGGTATCAGTTGATTCATCTTGATCCTCCAGTGTTTTTTGATAGATTGCCTCATACTCGTCAGCATACATGTAAAGCTTTTTCCAGCTCTCTGCGGGCCGATCAGGGGTTAACACACGTTGGTGCTCATATGACTTGTACATAAGCCAGTCAACGGCCGTAGAAAGGGCTGGTGGTAGCGTCATGTCATTCATAGGATGGTTCCTCCGTGTATTTTTCGATGTTATCTTCAATGTGAATCCATAGGAGATCGTAGACGTCTTTGTCAGCGTCTTCTCCATGGATAATGATTTGGGAACAGATCTCCTCGATCTTGTCCTTCAACCATTGTTCTCTGGCGTGTTCAAATCTGGAAGGGCAGGGAGGTTCCCATACCCAAGGTTCTTGGATAGCACTCATTTTGATTCTCCTTTAAAAGCACCGCCCCTAAGGACGGCCGTTACACTTTTATACTACTATACTACAACAGTTTATGTTTGTCTAGCTTACCTGTGACATTCTGCCACAAGCATGATGTAATCGTTCAAATATTTTGGATCGCTTTTCACGTAGCCGTCTACATATCTTTCGGCAGTTTCCATGTCGACACTTTCAATATCAGCCACATCTAGCACTGCATTTTCATAGGCTTCTCGCCACCATTCAGGACTCATCTGTCTTCTCCTTTAGTCTATTGTGATACCAAAAACAGTTGATACCATCATTCTTACATTCAATTCTTTCTCCTCACTGTCTCCATAGTGCTCTACCAAGCCATCTTCAAGGGTGTCATAGACGCTTTCGAGCAAGTCTGTGGCATCCTCCTTGCAGTAGAGATAGAAATCCATCCCTTCCAAATAGTGTTCGGCAAGCGCATTATTGAGGTCGTAGTCGTCAGCATAGGCTGTGCTTAATGCTTCGCTGATTTGTTCTCTAGTTATCATTAGTTTTCTCCTTCTTCCTCAGAAAATAGTTGTAGTTTAACAACAGACCCGTGAACAGCCTGCCATATTCAGTAAGATCCTCATACTGGTGGATCGTGGGCTTCTTGCCCGTCTTCTTGAGCTGTATAACAGCCACACTATCGATCTTGGTCCCACCGAGCATTATCAGATGAGCATAGGCTGTAAGCTGCACAGGCCATGCCTTGGATTTGGTGGCTGAGGTCTTGATGTCATAGAGAATGGTCTTCCCATCCTGCTTGACTATCATGTCTATCTGACCCGTAAACTTATTCTCGTCATCATAATAACGCTTCTCACTTTCCATCGCAGTGAATTTATTCTCCCCCATCCAGAGATTAAAACTATCTATATAAGGTTTACATTCTTCATCAATCGATGGAATAAAATACCCATCCATGAGAGCTTTGCAGATAGCGTGTACCTTGGTTCCGCGTTCACAGGCATTGGCAAGGACTTCCATGTCAATGTTTTCGAAACCCATCCTGGAATAGGGGTGGATGATTTCCGATACTCGTGGATAATTTAGCCGAGCGGCTTGTAGGTGCTCCTTCATAGATACCTCACAAAGTGGTTGATTTAATGTCGCGTTTGTCATATCCTCTTTATCTCACGCATGAGAATTTACCGCAACCAGAAAAAGAAAAAAAACATGAAACTGAGAGAATATCTAAAAGAATATGGCATCAGGAAGACCTGGTTTGCCAAGAAAATAGGCATCAACCCCACCTCCCTATCGGATGCATTAGGGGGAAGGAAGAAAATTCCGGAAAAGTATTGGAAGAAGATCGTACGGTTAACCCAGAAGAAAGTAAAAATAGAGGATTTGTTCAATGATTCATACCCAGACTGAAAAGCCCAAGCCTAAGATTGAGATTGTGGGGATATACCCAGAGAAGCGTAGACCGAACGCAGTAGCCACCTTCCATGTCTACCTGGTGGATAAAGATATTGATATAAGAGGCGGGGTGATATACCGACTCCCAAGTGGAAAATATTTTATTCAGATGCCTCAAGGCAGTGGATCGGATGAAGTCACAGGAAAAAGAATATGTTTCCCCACCATAAGCTTCACCGATGCCGAATACGAAAGAGAGGTCAGACGCGAAGTGATTCGTCAAGTGCTCAAAGAATTGGAAACGATGACGTTTGACTAATATTCAAAAATAGTCTTAACATAGGCAAGCAATTAGTTTTTTCATTCGTTGCCTCGCAACGTTAGAGAGGGGATGATCTCTCCTCTTTTTTTTATCTTGAAATGTCTTGTGGGGGAAAAAAATAGGCGGTAAGATATGAAGATCAACAACCCAAGGAGAAAGAATGCCTTTAGAAGCTCTACAAAAAATAGTAGAAGAAACCGTCCGAAAACTGGAAAAAAAGCCGCTACCATTCGTCGAGACTTTGAAGAGTTGTCGAATTGCCCTCGGGCTTAAACGTTGCAAAGTAGCAGAGATATTAGGGTTTAAAATAGTCCGACTCATTAAAATAGAACTTGGCGACTTTCGTGATGTTAATCGGCGTGAAATTGAAAAATTAGCATCTTTTTACGGTCTGGATAGCCAACATCTCTACGATCTAGCGGTGAAACACGCAGGGCGCTTCAGTGGCAAAAGGCTGAGAATCGTAAAATTTACGTAAAAAGACCTTCCCTCTTAAAAAAATAGGCGGTAAGTTCGAGTTATGACACACCAACAAACCGCACTTAACAAAAAGGACCGAAGCCCTCTCTTAGAAATCCACAACCTACAAAGGCAAGTCATGAAATCGCTTAACAAAAAGGACCGAAGTCCCCCTTTTTACTGTGTGCCTATTTTATCCAGGACGGAAAATATAGAGCAAGCACTTTCCAAAATAAAATTAAGATTTTACAAAGATGATAAAATCTCAACCAATAAAAAAACCCACAACCCACCAAGGGGGTAAATCATGGGGTACATAACATATTGTACGTCTACCATAGTAGATGATGCCAGAATTTCGGACAATGTTTTAAGAACTTTTCTCTGCATCTCAAATTTTCTCAAAGCTGATGGCTTTGCATACTGCTCGAATGAGTGGCTATGTAACAAGCGTGATCTCGAACCCCGTAGCGTTCGACGCCATTTAGAATCGATGGAAAAAGCTGGATATATCTGGCGAGAAATGTGGAGCGATGGCCTGAAAAGAAAGCGCAGAATCTGGCTTCCAGAAAAATATCTAATGCATTTGGAAGTGAGCAAGCTGGAAGATCCAGAATTCAGAAAATTCCTAAGTGATGGACAGTATGAACGTTGCGATGATTTTGAAGAAAAGTTTACGAAGAGGACATCCAGTGTCCCCATCGAAGAGGACAGGGATGTCCGGTTGCAAGAGGACAAGGATGACCCCTCCTATATAAGGAGGAATAAGAAAGCTGAATTAGAAAGCAGCAGCAAGGAGCCTCCGATTGTTCATAACTCTGAGCCTCCCAATCCCCAGCCAGCTGCTGCTGCTGCTGCTTCTTTTTGTAGAACGGCTCATGTGGATCTTCCCAAGATCGTCACTGACCTTCCTGAGAACGAAAGAGAACTCGTGATAGCTCTATTCTGGAAAAAGAATGCGAAGAAGACAATTGATGACCCAGCTGGTTGGATGGTCGCATGTGTTCAAGGAGGGTGGCACTTGAAGAAGCAATTTGAGCCACCCCCTCCCCCTGAACCAGAGAGCGTAGTCAACAAGCGTGCCAACACCCTGTACGCAAACTATGTGATCAAGAAGCTAGAATGCGTCCCTAACATCGATAGCTGGCTTGTAAGCAACTTTCTGATCATTACCCATACCGATGGTGGTCATAACGATTTAAACCTCGCACAGAGCTCCTATTCGTTCCGAGCCCGTGTTTACCAGGTGCTCAAGAATTTGAAGCTTTCGCCGGAACTCTATTTGGCTGACCAACAAAACGGAGAGGATAAAAAAGAAGATATCACCCTCAATTAGTGAAGAAAGCAGTAGCAAATAATTGAGAAAAATTCTATAGTAATAATTTTAAGATTTACGTAAATTTTTGTTTAGTAATGACATAGGAATAGCGCATTAACTCCACATCTATGAAAACACTGGATTAACGGGATATGGCATGGAATGTTTTACGAAAAAAGAATACTTGGAAAGACTCTCTGATTTGATACCTGATTGCTACCAAAGAAACAGGTTGTTGATAACGAGTGAAACAGTGAGGCACGCTACTCAAATGATCGAGGAGCTATCAGCCGCATTGCACGAGGCTTTTGCGGATATAGTGGAGAACGATCTAGTGGTAGACGTCAAGAATACGGCCCGGGACTTATACGCCCTAGGTCGCTTCTTGGACATCAGCTTTGAAACCATCATAATGGACACGACTTAATGACCGATTATGTAGCAGGCGCCAACTACCTCAAATCCCAACGAGAAGACAAAGATTCAGCTATTTATTTCATGACGGAGATGACCCAAGAAGAATTCGAAGAACGAATGGGAGACAGGCTTGTCCGTGCTAGCCGTCCTTATAAATTTAATAGAATTAAACGTGCAGAGACAGAGGAAATGCCATGCTAAACGCCGGCGATTTACTCCAGATAGAGAAAAACCAGCTCAAATACAAGCGCAAGGACTCAGTTGAGAAGTCTATCCCTGCAGGTGTGTACGAGGTGATGGAAGCAGACTTTACGCCACGCAGGAACTGGGGACCGATCTTTGTGCTAGAGAAAGTGGGCGTGGATGATGGACCGATCACGGTAGACTGGAAGTCTCTCCAGAATAATACTAAGTGGAGGACACTATGACCTCAGCTGTATGGGATAAGAGAACATTCCTCAGGAAAATCCTGGATAAAGACGATGCTACCGTGGCTCTAGTCTTCGAAGTGCCGGGAGATCCTAAGCCGTACTCTCCCGCTAAGAAAGGTCCCTTTGGATGGTATGACCCCAGGTCTCCGGAAAAAGAGACAGCGCGTTGGTACTTCCGTGTCCAATACTCTCTTCCTCCGATACGCAAGGCTGTAGCTGTGGGTTTTGTCTTTGAGATGCCTATACCCAAGAGCTGGTCGAAGAAGAAGAGGAAGGCCGCGGCTAATGGAGAGATGCCGCATCAGACCAAGCCAGATATTGATAATCTCATCAAGCTGATTGCGGATTGCATGAAGGGTATCGTACTCCGGGATGACAACCAGATAGCCAAGCTATCACCGGAGCCAGTGAAGAAATACAGCGAGAAGCCAAAAACAACCATATGGGTGACGGAACTATGAGAAAGAAAGGAGCAGAGGAAGACCCAATGTCAGAATTTTGGGAACCCCCTCGAACTAGAAAGAAGATAATTGAGGACAACCGCGCAATAGTCAGACAGATGGCTAGCGAGGGCGCTACTCAAGAAGACATAGGAGAATATCTAGGCTGCACAAGAGGCAACATCTCTCTTGTTTACCGGGATGAGTGGAATGCAGGACGAGGAGGACTTCAGATGAGTGTGCGCAAATGGCAAATCACCAAGGCACGCAGAGGGTGTTCTGACATGCTGAAGCATTTAGGTCGCACATACTGCAAAGACCAGAAGGATATTGGTGGAGATCCCCTTTCTCCGGGAAGTCTCACCACTAGTGTGGACGAAATTTGTCACAATTCAGAGAAAGTCAACAAAGAAAGGGAAGCATGTGGGAACTCAGTCCAAAACAAATCGACTTCGTCCAAAATTCAACGCATCGTTACAACGTCGCAGTCGGATCCGTCCGATCCGGGAAAAGTGTAGCGGCTAACTTTGCGTTCCTGAAGTTTGCGGCGTCTAAGATTCAGGGCAAATTCATCATTATTGGCCGGACGGAGCGGTCTATCCGCAATAACATCCTCTCGCCCTTCGCTGACCTGTTGGGCTCAGATTTCCACTTCTTGGCTGGGAAGCGTCAGCTCAAGGTAGCAGGTAGAGAAATCGACGTAGTGGGGGCTAGCGACGTCAAGGCTGAAGCGGCTATCCGCGGAAGCACATATGCTGGAGCGCTGGTCGATGAGGTCACTGTGATACCCGAGCCGGTCTTTAGGCAGCTATCCTATCGCCTATCGGTTACAGGAGCCAGGTGCTACGTCACCACCAACCCTGATAGTCCTTATCACTGGTTCAAGAAGGATTACCTCGACCAGATAGACAAAGAGGACATGGATCTGCGCCACTGGCAGTTTAACTTTGACGACAATCCTACGCTTGATCCCACGTATATTCGGCGTATCAAAGCAGAGTCTCACGGGCTGTGGTACAAGAGATTCATCGAGGGATTATGGGTACTAGCTGAAGGCGCAATCTATGACATCTTCGAGGATAAGCAACATGTGATCCCTCATCAGCCCAACATGGCAAGGGAATATGTGGTTGGTGTGGACTATGGGACTACGAATCCTTGTGTTTTTGTGCTCATTGGCTACAATCCTGAGACTTTTCCGCAGCTTTGGATTGAAAAGGAATACTACTACGACTCCAAGAAGTCCAATCGGCAGAAGACGGACTCCGAGTATGCTACCGATATGGCGAGATTTATCGAGAACCTCCCGGTCAAGGCGATTTACATCGACCCATCAGCAGCTAGCTTCAAGAACGAAATGAGACGCGCTGGCATCCAGAACATCTTCGATGCGGATAATGATGTGATGAACGGCATTCGTGTAGTGGCTGAGCTTTTATACGCTGGTACGTTCAAGGTCTGCCAAGAGTGTAAGCATACCATTGCGGAATTTGGCAACTACATCTGGGATGCGAGAGCAGCGATCAACGGAGTGGAGAAGCCGCTCAAGCAGCATGATCACTGTTTTGGGGCCATGACTCCTGTGGCGACTGAACAAGGCGATAGGGCTATTTCTAGCATAAAGAGAGGTGATAGAGTTTGGACGCGGAAAGGATTAAGAAAAGTTGTTGAAATATGGGAATCAGAGAAAGATCTCTATGAATGGGATCTCATGGGGTTGAAGATAGAGTGTACTGAAGGACACGAATTTTGGACCTTGGAAAGAGGAAAGGTTCCCGCGGGGCATTTATTGCAATCAGATATTCTTTGTGTTAATATCGAGGAATGTGTGATGAAGTCGAATTTAACGGGATTGTCTACCGGCGTTATCCAAACTCCACAGATCAAACGGCCAGAAGATATTACAGAGCTCTTACGACAGACAGCAGAAAAAAGTATGGACATTTGCATCGAGCCGTGTGGGAGTTTTACAATGGAGAAATCCCCGATGGAATGCATATCCATCACATCGACGGCGACTTCACCAACAATGACATTAGCAATCTCGAATGTCTTTCTCCATCCGAGCATCATAAATGCCATCAGCTTCTTCTTACAGAAAAACAAAAAAAAGCTAGAAAAAAGCGGATGGAGAAAATTAATCCTCTCACCAAGAAATGGCACCGCTCTCCCGAAGGTCGAGAATGGCATCGGAACCACGCCCAAAAAACGTTTGGAAATCAAAAACCAAAACAATACCGCTGTGAGTTATGTAAAACAGAATTTGAATCATATAAACAAGCACGAGTCCGATTTTGTTCGAATAATTGCAAGTCAAAATGGAGAAGAAAAGCTGGTCTTGATGATGAGAAAAGAACTTGTGAGAGATGCGGTGACGAATTCGTTATCAACAAGTACTCAAAAAAAATGTACTGTGGGAAGTCTTGTTCCAAGAAAGCTTATTGGGAAAAGAAAAGTCTACAACCTGACAGTTGAAGGAGAGCATGAATATTTTGCTCATAACTTGTTGGTGTCGAATTCTTTAGACGCGATTCGCTACGCCCTATTTACGAGATACAGGAGACTAGGTCAGTCTTATCTCACGGCGCAAGACATCGATCGGATGCGTAGCGAGGCGCTTGGACTAGAGCCTGAGATGCCTCCGTTTTTCAGAGGATCAGGGCATTTCCCCGATCCAGGATTGGGTAGTGGAGGATTTTATTAAGGAGGAGGAATGATGGTTCAGAAGAATTTTTGTGATGAGTGTGAAGAAGAACTGGGCTCAGTTATATTTGAAGCGACAATACATATTAAAAGAATAGAAAAGGATCCTCTTGGTGGTTCTTCGTATAGGATAATATCTTCAGACACAAAGGAGTTCTGCGGTTTGGAATGTGCTGGGTGTTTTATAGCTTCATACAAATTGGGGAAAATAGAGGAAAAATGATGGAATGGATTAGCGTTAAAGATCGGTTGCCGGATTTTGAGAAAAGACTTGTAGTAGCGTACGGGCATTGCAAAAATCCAGTAATCCAAAAGAGGATTGCTGGGCCGGATGAGGACTTCATAGAATTGTGTGAATACACAAGACAGCATGGATTTCTACGGGGACCTTTTCTATTTAGTGCGACCCATTGGATGCCGCTCCCTTCCCCTCCCAAAGAATAATTCTATTGCCATTAAATTTTTAAGTTGGCATCTTAAGCCTATCTTAACACACGGGACAGCCATGAAAAAACTACTATTGCTACTATTTACCCTCTCAACTTCTCTCTATGGGGCGTCTCCTGAATATGTCCCGGTGGCTCGAATGGATCTTTATCTGTGCGAGGGGGGCATATTTTACGTCACCGATACCGAATCCACATCAGTTCAGGACATCCGCTTCGAGGAAGGGACTTACTTTATAAAAAAATATATTGATAATGCTGCGTTGTCTGGTACAGAATCCGGGCTAAAGGTACAGAACCTTTTCAAAATCAAGAGGAGAAAAAAATGAAACGCATACTTATCACTGCTCTAATCCTGCTACCCTTCCTTTCGTGCTCATGCGCATCCTTCCTGTCAGGCTTTTCAATAGGCTCGATGGTGAGTGGGCAAACAGCTCGTGTGATGCCACCTGAGAGAAAAGCTATCATTGAAGAAGCCAAGCAAGAGACGCTTAATGAAATTGAACATACCAAAGAAAATCGACACAGGAGGAAGTCCATCCTGACGTAACACAAAAAATAGCACGGAGGCAACGAATGAAAAAACTAACAAAAGAATACAGCGCACTGCTGAATGCAGAATATGCGATTCGTCGCGATCGCTTCTGGGAGGATAAGGATCTTTCTAAGATCCGCATTATCCACAAGTTCACGGGCTATGTTCTAGCCAAGCCCGAGTTTAATATTAAAAGTACATTACCAAAGAGGAAAAAAATAAAATATTACATACATAATATGGATTTTTAAACATTTCATAAGTTTCCCAGAAGTTATTGGGGGGATCGTTTTGCGAGGGATCGCGGGACGGTCCTTTTTTTGTTTGCCACTAACGCAAGCATGGATTATTGTAAATTAAAATTTTAACTTTACACCCCTCTTGCCTATGACTCTCTATCGCCCATCCGAGCCAAGTTGGAATATCGCCGAAGAAGATCGACACATTCTTCAGAGAATGGATGAAACTTACCAGCACAGCATCACTATCCAACAATCGTTTTGGAGTGAAGCTGATCTGGATTCTCGGTTTAGAGCCGGGGATCAGACCTTATGGGAAGATGTTTACGGAAATCTACCCGCGTTTCGCAAGCGTCAGTTCCAATTCAACCGTATTAGACGCGTATGTAACTTGGTTACAGGACACCAGAGGAGGAACCGGAAGTCTACTGTAGTAACGCCTAGGGAGAACGCCGATTCTAAAACAGCTGGACAGTTCACCAAGCTGATGTATTGGGCTAACGACTTTGGCAATGTGCTAGAGACTGTTTCAGGAGCTTTTGACGGGATGCTGACCACGGGGATGAATCTCCTAAGTGTCTGGGCTGACTACACTTCTGACCCAATCTCGGGCGACCTTAGAGTGGACAATCTCAGCTACAACTCATACTTGATTGATCCCTATTTCAGGAAACATGATCTGTCAGATTGTAATTTCATCTGGACTAGGAAATTTATCACTAAGCAACAAGCCATTATGTTAGCTCCTGAGAAGGCAGATTTCATTGAGCAACTCTATGTACGTTCCTACAGAGACGGAAAGTTTCAATTCCTTCCAGAGTCCTACCATTATGGCATGCAAGATCTGATGTACTATGACGAGTATTGGTATAGGGATCACCGCGAGCAAGAGCTGCTGGTTGATGCTAGGACTGGAGAGACGATGGAATGGACCGGCAACGAAGCGAATAGAGCCGAGTTCTTGAAAGCCCATCCTCAGATCACCACGATCAAGCAGACTATTCCGACGGTAAAGTTAGCCACTGTGTTGGAAGGTAACGTGCTTTATCACGGCCTGAATCCTATGGGGATAGATCGGTTCCCGTTCGTGCCGGTACTGGGTTATTACGATCCTCAACTCCCCTATTTCCCCTGGCGCATTCAAGGAGTAGTTAGGGGGCTGCGAGATGCTCAGTTTTTATACAACAGACGCAGGATGATTGAACTAGATATCTTAGAGTCACAGATCAATTCAGGCTGGAAAGTCAAAGAGGATGCTTTGGTAAATCCCAAGGACGCATTCCTCACAGGTCAGGGTAGATTGCTCACTCTCAAGCAAGATGCGGAGATGACTGATGTGGAGCAAATCCAGCCTCCCCAGGTGCCTCCTTCGATGATCCAGCTATCCGAACTGCTAGGGCAAGAGATTTCTGAAATCTCAGGCGTGAACGAAGAGCTCTTAGGAAGTGCAGACGATGACAAAGCGGGCATCTTGAGCATGCTGCGTCAAGGAGCTGGGTTAACTACTCTCCAGATTCTCTTCGATCAGCTCGACCAGTCCCAGAAGTATTTGGGCCAAATCTTCGTAGAGTACATGCAGAAGAACTTCACTCCCGGCAAGGTGGAGCGCATCATAGACGAGAAACCCACCGAGGAATTCTACCATCGCTGCTTTGGTAAGTACGATGCAACGGTAGAAGAGGGACTGAATACCTCTACCCAACGCCAGACCCAGTTCGTTCAACTCCTCCATCTCAAGGAAATTGGGATACCCGTTCCTACGGCCATCCTATTGGAGAATGCTACTCTTAGCGATAAGGAGCAACTCATCGAAGCTATCCAAGAAGAGGAGCAACAACAAGCGCAACAATCGCAGCAGCAGCAGCAGGTGCAGATCGAGATGATCAAGGCTCAGATCCAAGACCTACAAGCACGCGCAGAGGCCAACGCCGGATTATCGATTGAGCGCAAAACACGGAGCATCAGCAACTTGAGCCTTTCTGAAGAAAGACGTATGGAAGCCATTAAGGATTTGAACCAAAGTGAACTTGATAAGATTAGATCGATCAAAGAGCTTCAGGGGATCGATCTAGAACATATAAATAAGGCCCTTATGATAATTCAAGCGTTGCAAGCTCAAGAAGTCGAAAAGGTCGAAGAAGCAAGTCCGATTCAGAAAAATATAACGAGTTTGAGTCAATCGATAGGAACTGGGGTATAAAAAGCTATTTCATTCAATGTGTTTCCAAGTGATTCCATCTAAAACAGCTCTAATAGTCCCTACAGCTACCTCAAAATGTCTAGCTATTTCAATTTTTAAGAATTTACCAGAACGAAACATTCGGCGGATTGTTCGGACTTTGGTCGGATTTAATTTTGCTCGAAAATGTTGAGTGCCTTGTGATCGGCGTCCTTTGACTGCGCAATCAATCGCATTGTCTTTGTTAGTACCTAAAAACAGATGATCCGGGTTAACACAATTTCTCACATCACATTTGTGGAGAACATGTAACCCAATGGGAATCTCTCCATGGTAGAGTTTCCAAGCGACTCGATGACAACTCACCATTTTGCCGTCTATTCCGAATTGGCCGTATCCCTTCCGATTTTTCAGGCCTTTCCATAACCAACAAGTATCCACATGCTTTTCAATTTTTGATAGAAAGCGTTTTTTAATTGTTTGAGGACCATATTTATGTAAGGTATGGCATTTATTTGAGCAAAAGAACCGGACAGTTTTAGCAATTTGATACGGGAAACGATGAATTTGAAGGCCGCATTGAGAACACAGTATAAATGGCATACGAAAAATATATCACAACTGAGCGTTGAATGGAATGAATTCAGCAAAAAACAGTTGAAGCACAAACCGCAAAAGTGTAAAGATATTTTTTGAAATGGTATGCTTTACCATAACAGCAACCCTAGGAGGGAATATGCCTAAACATTATAGCAATGGCGAAGGAAAAATGAAGGGGTCTGGCAATTACGCCAACATGCCTCAGGAAGTGAAACACACCTCATACCCAAGCGCGTATAGTAATCTTGATACTGATTATCATGATACTATTGAAGGTGTTGATAAGGATCTGAAAGATTCTTTCAAGAAAGCGGCACATTATCCATCGGATTCAATGTATTAATATGCCAGTAACGTTGCGTAAATTTCATTCCCCCAAAGCTCAGCAAATTGTTGATCAAGTTATGGAACTTGCGCAGCGTTACGGTTCTGATTTGGATCAGGCCGAAATCCCCACCCTTGAAAAACAACCACGGAAACGAAAATCTACCTTGAAAAACAACCATAAGAAGGGCAACGAACAGAATTTCAAGCCCATTGGTGACTTCGGTAGCTTCGTCGGTGCTCAAACAGGTTCCTAAAATGGCAAAAAGAAAAAATGACAAGACGCTCAAAACACCCAAGGCGAAAGCAAAAATTTCTAAGGTCATGCATGAATTTTCTGAGGGAGATCTTAGGTCTGGTTCTAAAAAAGGTCCGAAAGTCGTTAAAAAAAGTCAGGCACTCGCCATCGGCCTCAGCGAAGCGCGCAAAGCCTCGAAGAAAGGCAAAAGCAAAAGCAAAAAGAAAAAGTAATTTCAAGGGACGATCTCCTAAATGTTAGACTGACCTACCCCGCGTAGGAACAGATGAACTGGGGTCTTCCGCAATAAATAGGTCGGGCAAAAAAGGACTCCAGTACTTTAAAATCCTGAGAGAATGTGATAAGGACTGGGATTACTCGGTCGACTTAGGCGGCGTGCGCATCGTCGTAGGTTCTCCTGCCGAATGCGTTTCTTTTTCTTCAATTTCATCAATCCATGTCAGATTGGTATCTTTGTGATGCATGCATTGTATGGTGAAGTTCCCACCAATGTTCATGCGTGCATTTCCTCCGACCTCAATTCTTGCTGAGCCTTGTCTTTTCTCCAGGATACATTTTTTACACCCTAAATAACCCATGTATTACACCTTAATCGCCCGAACAATAATCATTAGGATCAATTTCGGGGCGGTCGTCCTTGTTGTCTGGCGGCATTGGATGCGGGACCATATCAGGTGGCCAAAATACCTCAGGCCTATCTATATGATCTGCTACTTGCGGTGGAGGCCAAAATGCGTTAGCTGAGCGACAAATTGTCACCGTACAGAACACAGCGATTGCCACTACATATATCCACGTTCTAATTTTCCAGACTATATTTTCCATTTACTCCTCGTTTTCGGGGTTACATCGATGTGTTTCTAATAAAAATTTCAGGACTTCTTGGACAAAAAGAGCCCCGTCGGTTCTTTTCAACGTACCAAGATTTTCGATCTTTTCTCTAAGAAGTATCCATTTTGAGGTATTCTCATTTTCACTGTCCATGTTTTTTCCTTATGTACGGAGTGACTCCCTTATGTACGGAGTAAACAAAAGATTAGAATTTAGAGCAAGTTAAAATAATTTCTTTAATATACAAAAGTATATATGTCCCATAGTATGCACATATCCGTTGAGTCAGGTCGAGTATCGGCGCGGTATGTTTGGTCGCGTTCAGGTCTGGCCAGTTCAGTTGTGATAAGGCAAGTTTTAGGAGAATAGCAAACATTATAATCAATATGTTGGGTCTTGGCAGGATGTGATACGTTGCGTTAAGGAATGGGATGGTCAGGTTGGTTTCGTCGAGTTATGGCAAGTTTTAAATTTAAAGGGGTATCAATGTTAAAAAAAGCAGAAGTTTCAGTAAGAGGGACGCGTCCATTTTTATGGCACGCATTTACAGAAGAGGCTCTCTCTACAAGCCGAAAGGTCAAAGGTGGTGTTGCGGGAAACGATCCTGACGAGTGGAAGAAAACCGTCTTGGCGACGGATAAGGGTTTACTATTCATAAAGCCCTCTTATATTTTCGGTAGTCTAAAGAATGGAGCCACTTTCATCAAGGTTGGGCGTGGGACTATTACGAAGAAGGTTGCAGCGACCCTGATTGTTCTGGATGACATCATTTACATGAAAACGGAAAATGACGATCATCTTTTCTTGCCCAGTGAAGAGGAACTCGACCGCGATGCTACTAAGAGCGTCTACTTGGATGTTACATCGGTGGTTAACCCAAACACCAAAGGGCGAAACATACGCTATCGAGTGGCTGCTAAATACCCTTGGTTTGCTACGTTCAACATTCAATGGGATGCAACCGTGGTCTCAGAGATTCAGATGAAGGAAACATGCGAAGCGGCAGGTGTTTTCTCAGGTTTAGGGGATGGTCGAGGCGTTGGCAATGGACGATATGAGATCGATTCCTTCGAGGTTAGTAAGGATTAGGGGGGGGTACGGTAAGGTTCGGTCGGTTGGGATGAGTTATGTTAAGTTTCGTCCAGGCAAGTTTTGGAGAGAGAGCTTTGAGGTTATTAAAGAATAAGGCGGGGCGTGACGGGGCGCTGTCAGTTTAGGCGCGGTTGGGCATGGCTAGTTTTGGGGGAGTGGAGCACAAAGTTAAAGATTACATGGAGAGGAGAGTCTAGTTCGGACCCGTCCAGTTAAGTTTCGGTTTGTCAAGGCAAGTTTGAGGGAAAGGATTGGATTTACAACTAAGGATTATTTGGAACGTTGAGATGCGGCCTGTTGTGGACGGTTAAGTTAAGTTCCGGTCAGTTGAGTTACGTTGAGGCAAGTTTTGGAGAAAAAATGAATTATTATGTATATTTAAGTATCAAGCAAGTGGTGGATGCCAGTTGTTATCCCTTCACGCTGGGTCAAATTCAATTCTTTCTACGGAGGAGAGACAAAAATGGGTTGCATAAAGCAGTCCGTAAAATCGGAAAGTGCATTTATCTAAGGCAAGACCTCTTTGAAGAATGGATCGAGTCGTACAGTGTTTAGTTGCAAAAGATTCCACCCCAAGTGTCGTGCGAATTGTTGTGGTTGCTTTCCCTTCTCCAAAACATTTTATGAAAAAAATAAGCATCGTGTTGTTAACGAGCCTATCGAACTCAAGGAATTTGTAGCGCCCGAACCTCCTGATCTCGAAGAAATACCTCTGGTGATACCAGTCACAGAAGATGGGAGCTGTCCTTTTCTTAAAGGAGATATGATGTGCGCCATTTATGATGATCGTCCATATGTATGTAGAGAATTTGGTTGTGAAAAGACAAAAACTTTAACCTGTCCCCATCAGGATGCAAATGGCAGAACGAGAAGTCGCCAGGAAATGAGGAAAATTGACCGCGAAACAAGAAAGGAAATACTGCAATCGCTGAAGGGGCTCTTCAAAAGGGCGTGGAACAAAAATGACCCGATTTCCTAAAAAAAAAGGAAGATTCGTTGAAAAACGATATAGATTAAAATTGAAATTACTACGAACGTGGAACACCTAAAGAATGAATGAAATAATTTATTTACAACGGTTTAGGGGCGCACTGTGTCCTTTTGAAGCGTACGAACACCTCAAAAATGAGAAAGAAGACCACGAATATTATAAAATAGGATTTTGTGAGTTATCTTCATTTCACGGTGACTTTGGGGACTACATGGATATTTTTGTCTATGGTAAGGAAACAGACCCCGAACCTCACTATATCGTGTCGTTATGGACTTACAGTTCTGCCGTAGTCACTTTCTATTGTGTAGGTGATGCGGAATATTTTGATTGCATCAGCATGTTTATGGAGTTTGGGAAAAATTATGTTACCATTTTGAAAAAAACGAGAGATATGGACAGCCAAGACAAGGTGCAAGAAAACGTTGTGAGTGTTGTGAAAGAATTCGCGGATGATTGTCGCGTTGAATTGACCAATGCACGAAAATAGCGTAGAACAATGAATAGAGAAGAACTAGAAGAGTTACTCAAAATGATAGAAATGATTGCTGAGCCAAAAGAGGGCCAGACATTTTTACAGGGATTAATGAATGAAAGGTTGGCGCGATCAGCAATGTTTTCCCTTCAGGAGAAATGTGCGTCCAGTCTTTGGCAAGAGAGCGTAGAACACAAGGGAAAAAATGAAAAATAAATCAACATTCCCAATGTTTGCCACCTTGCGGGGCACGTTGTATATGGAAGGAAGTAACGATTCAGTTGAAATCGTAGATAGCTGGTACTGGCACGTGGATTATCCACCCTCATTTTATATGGGACCATTCGCTAGTCGAGAAGAAGCGCAGAAAGATTGGGATAGAACAAAGGGCATGGAACACAATTTCACTGAACAGGATGTAAATGGGCACATTGACCTACTTTCAAATTGTGTTTTCTACGAAAAAGGTGAGTTTTATAAAGGCAGCGTTAAGATCTCACTTTTCAAATCCAAAAGTATGGAGTTTGAAGCCATTTGAGCCTTTCTCAAATAGTAAGTATATGAAAATGCGCAACGTAATGGATATTATCAGACTGGAAACATTATTTTAACGGTGGAACAGTGGAAACGATAGATCGTGAAACGCGCGATGAGAAACCCTTTTTTGGGGTGTGGCTTGGGCAGTTTATCACGGCTGTTAATCCCGCTCCGGAGACAATTGAAAGCGCCAAAAAATTACTGGAAGCAAGCGCACAGAGTGCTTTGAAGAAGTCGGATGCTGTGGAAATACGCTACCCAGAATGGATTATCCACCCTCCAAATAATTATCCCTCTGATCCTTTAAATCAGCATAGTAGTGTAGGCTATAAATATGTACTGTGGGGAAGGGCATTCAAAATAATGCGAGCGATGCAGGGGCATACACGTCGTAAGCGTAAGATGTGGTTGAATGGACATAGGGTGAAGAGATAAATTTAACGGTGGAACAGTGGAGGAATGATGGAATGGATTGATGTAAGGGATCGATTACCTGAAGACGACAGCCAAGTGCTTACGTATATGCAGGATAAGAGTTGGTACGGATTAAGTATGTATTTTAAGGAACGCGGGAGCTGGTTTACTCAACAACACATAACTCATTGGATGCCCCTTTCTCCTCCTCCCAAGGAGGAATGATGGAATGGCGTGATTGTGATAAGGATCCTCCTGAGGAGGATGGACAGCGTGTGCGTGTTCTCATTAACATGGAAGTGGATATGTTTTATTTGCCTTCCTGCAAGAAATGCAAATGGGTGATGGCTAATTCAGAAGAACAGGAGCAAGAGGTCATTGGCTGGAAACCTATAGAGGGTGCTCAGAGTTATTACAATGTGGAGGGAGTCGATGGAATGGCTTAAATTTACGTGTATTTACGAGAAAGATTACGAGAAGGAAAATGACTAAGTCACTGTGAGCAAGCACAGAAGCATCGCGTATATTTGTAAATAGCGGTATTAAAAAAATAAGTTTACAGTCTGGCCATGAAAAGTGGCTTCTCGGGACTTATTTTCTTCTCGCTAGTGTTTGTTGGGACTTGTATCTGGCTCCTGTGGGCTAACCTAAAATAACCGATCGAGATTCAACACAAACGAATGGTTCGAAGTGTAATCGTCATCCTTCAGATATCTATATTCCATCCTAGTGACGGTGTGTTCTGACATTGGCAGACTTAGACCGGTGATGAACTGAAGCGTCATCCCATAAGATTTGTATGTGTATCTATCTTCAATTATGACATTTCCCCAGTCAAAAAATATAATCTTCACCTTTTCCGTATCGACCTTGTGACCAAATCCTGCGCCAATGTAAGGTTTCATATAGGCGATCAATAGATCGTTTGGAAAGTCGTAATAGAAATTGAAGAAAAAGGCTATCTTCTCTGTCTTGCCCCGGTCGAAGAAGACATTTTGACCAATGGGGACATCTTCCTGGTAGTCGTTATATCTGAAAGAACCCTCAATTTCGGCTCGCGTACTCTGAAATTTAAGACCTAAGCCAACGCCGACCAAGTAGCCTGGAAGGGCTTTGATCTTAACGTCATCCTGCTGTTTGATATTTAAATAGTTTGGTCCACCGAATGCGTGAACATAGAAATCCGGCTTCGTCTCGCTCTGACAGAAACCGGGGAGCACAAAAAAGGCTGTGCACAATATTGATAAAATTAAACTTTTCACTTTCGTTCTCCTTGAATCAAAAAGATCCTGAAAATTTATCTGAGAGGAGAATAAAGAGCATCAGAAAAAACGCTGTAAAGTAAAAATTTTACTTGATAAACTCCAGCGCATGGAGAATCAAACCAAGCCTACAGTCGGCGCTAAGGCGTACGAACTGCTTTCTCAACCGGCTGAAGCTATTAACATTATAGACATTCAGCGAGAGGCAGACAAGGAATTTGTCAAAGAAATGGAAGAAATCATTCGTACGCACAAGGAGTTTGCCACGAAATATTACATCCAAATTATTCTGAAAAAAGAGCCCCTCATGGAGAACGTGATCAGACGTTATTTTATCAAACGTCACTCGCCTCCCGATGCTGACTATGATACGACGCTGTATTCATACGACAACGAGAAAGAGCAACTCTATTTTCACTGGACCGTTCCCGATCCTACTTCTTGCCACTACCTTTTGACGCACGAGTCCTCTTTGCCGGCTGAGGAGAAGCCTTTGCTCGAGATGGTGAAAAAGTTTTCGGTTGGGATGCTCGCCTAGGGATTATTTTAGTCAACGTCTCTGAGTACTCTTCCCTTAGTTGCTCAATTTTTCCATTGAGTGTATCCAAAAGACTCAGAAGCCCTTCTTCGTGGTTGGTTATCTTGAGATCCATTTTCTCAAGCAATTCCTTTTTTACGTCCCTTAGCTGGACCCATATCCACACAGTTACGCTGATCAATATACCGAGTAAAAGTAAAAATCCTGTCATTTTTCCTCCAGGGTTATCAAACTAGTAAAAATTTTTTGACTTAAACGGTCAAGTGTGATAAATAAAAATATAACTTGATAGCGTGAGTCTGCGTAATGACATCAAGCAATCGGCGTAATTGGATCTCGCCCTTCCGGAGGAAGAATGTCAGAAGAACAACAACCCGACGTAATAACCGATGAGGTCGTCGCTCATCAAGAAGAGACTGACACTCCACAAGAGTCTCAAGCTGCGGAACCAGCTGCTCCAGAGCCTACTCAGAAGGAGAAGGATCAGGAATACAACTGGCGACGTATGCGCGAGACGATGGAGGAGTTGCAGCATCGAAACCGAGCTTTAGAAGATCGGCTAGATGAGAGAAGTAAGCCCGTTAAGGCTGAAGAAGACGACACAGACGAAATCGAAAGATTGCCAGATGACGAGCTTTTGACTAAGGCCCAAACAAAAAGGCTGATGGCAAAGGCAGCAAAGCAAGCCGCGGAAGAAGCAGCTTCGCAAATCGTCAAAAAGCGAGATCTTGAGACTTTGGATGATCGTGTTCGGATGCGTTACCAGGATTACAACTCGATTGTGACTCCAGATAGCCTTGAAGAATTGAAAAGTGATCCTTTGTTCGTGAAAACGCTGAGGGGATTAGCGGATCCATTCGATCAGGCTTGCTTTGTTTACGAACAGCTTAAGCTTCGTGGCCGCAGTGGCTATGAGGGAGTTGAAAAGAAGCAGCTTGCTGAGAACTCTGCAAAACCCCGGTCACAACAAGCTCTTGGGGGACCGTCGCCATTGCATAGTGCTAACCAGTACGCAGCATGGCCAGATCCGGCCCTTAAGAAGCAGTTGTTCCAAGAGATGCAGGAAGCGGCAAAGGGTGCATAAATAAAGGTAACCTATGTCGATTACTACAACCACAACATTGCCGGCTCCGGTTCAGCAGAGTTTTTCATACAAACTTTTGTCAGTTCCTACGCCTTATTTTATTCACAGGATTCCAGCGATGCTAAAACGTATGCCACGTAACGGGGGCACTACCCTTCGTATGCGTAGATACAATGCATTGCCAACAGCGAAAGTGCCTCTGGGAAATTCCGGGGTAACTCCACCTCCTGTGAACTTGACTGCTGTCAATATTGACGCAGAAATAGACTTCTACGGTCAGTACATCATTCTGAACGAACAAGTCACTCTACAAAACCAAGATCCAGCCTTGAACGAAGCCGCTCAGCGTCTCGGTGTTTCTCTTCGTCAAACCGAAGATGAACTCGTCAGAGATATGCTCGCAGCAACCGCTTCGTTCATTAACGCAACCAATGGTTTGAATGCAGACAACCCAACAAATTTGGCTCGAGCAGATGTCGATCTGATCATCCGAACCTTAGCGGGTAATAATGCATACACCATCTCGGATAATATCGAGGGCGAGGACAAGTTCGGAACTGCACCAATTCGGGATGCTTACTTTGCTTTGGGATCAACCGATTTGATCGGAGATTTGGAAGCTGTCCAAGGCTTTATCGCTAAGGCTCAGTACCCTTCACCAATGCAAGCGCTGAGACCTGAGTGGGGAAGTGTTTCTAATATAAGATTCTTGCTTTCGAGTATTGGATCTACGACCGCTAGTGCTTCATTGCTAGGCGCCGATGTCTATAACATCTTCTGTGTTGGCCTCGAAGCTTATGCTTGTATTGAACAAGACGGATACAGCGCTCAGTTCATTTACCGACCACCTATCTATGATAGCCCATTGGCTCTCAATGCCAGTGTAGGTTGGAAAATGGCACAAGTGCCAAGAATCACTAACGATGCTTGGGTTATTAATCTTAGAACAACCCTAAACACATAAGGAGGAGACCATGGCTTTAGCTACTAATGAAAACATGATTCGCGGTCAGTTCACCTCTGACGGTGCTTCTGAAACAATCAATCTACCTTGGGAACCATCAAGGATCACTTTGCTGAACTTCACGCAATTTGCATCCGCAGCAGGAACCACTCCGGTGATTACAGCTGAATGGCGAGAAGGTATGGACAACGGTACTGTTATTACAGGACTGAAAACTAATGGTGCCGCTACCATCCAGATCCCCGCAATGAATGCCACCGATGGTATTACTATCAGGGATACATCTGTACAAACCCCCGAAGCCGCTGGCAATGCGATCACCGCGATTACGCAAGCTGCGGGAGCCGTCGTGAGCAAAATAGCTCACGGTTATATCGTGGGCGACAGAGTTCGCATCTTTGGAACTACTGCCATGTTTGAAATTGCTGGTATGGATTTCACCGTAACAGCAGTCGGCGGAGCTAATGTGTTTACAATCGGATATTTAGATTCATCCGGTTTTGGCGCAGCAGCAACCGCTGGTACAGCGCGTAGAATTCCTAACAATCCAATCTATTTCCCAGAGCGTCTCTTTGTTACTGGTATCACAGCAGCTGCAAGCGCAGTTGTCACGATGTCTGTAACTCACGGTCTTTCTGTTGGACAGGTGGTCCGCATGAAAGTCCCTGCTGCTTTCGGGATGGTAGAGATGGACGGCCTTCGAGGCGAAATCACAGCTATAAATGCAGGCACTAACACAATCACTCTTGATATTGATAGTTCTGCGTTCACTGCTTTTGCATTCCCTACTTCGGCTGTTGCCGCTGCTGGGGTGGATTTCTCCTTGGTTGTTCCATTTGGAGATGCAGGTAACGTGCTTGCTGGTGCGCAAGATAACGTAGCAACCTTCCAAGCCTTCCTTGGTACTTCCGCGATCGGTGGTGCTAATGATGTCATGGAATGGATTGCAGAGCGTGCTCTTGCCATCTAAAAAATAAAGGAGGAGGTGTAACGGCCTCCTCCCTTTAAGGAGAATCAAAAAAAATGACTGCTTCAGCTGCCATGAAAGGCGCGCCTTCGATTATTCACAATAACAAAGACGCTGCTCAAAAGGAATTACAGAAATTTATTGAAGAAGAATGCAAACCCGTTAAAGGGATATTCAAAAATTATGAATGTCCCGGAGGCGCTGCTAAAATCACCCAACACAAGTACCGCGGTCAACCTCTCTTCGCAAAGACGATGGAAGATGGCCAAGAGTACGAAGTGCCTCTATGGGTGGCACGTTGGCTCAATGGAATTGATGTAACAGCTAAAGCTTGTAACGGTCGAATTGGGAGTTGTTCTTATGCAAGACACCAATACTCCGTCGATCGTAATACGGGTCAGCCTATACAAATAGAAGGACAGCGTAGACAGAGATATGGGTTTCAGTCGCTAGATTTTTCCGTTTAAGGTGAAAAATGACTTCTCCAGATGCCAACTTTACGCCTGTTAGGAGACTGATCTCTACGGTAACGAACGCCGACCAGGCAGTCGTGACCACATCAGCTGATCACGGTTATGTGACTGATGATTGGATCCGTCTAATAGTGCCTTTATCTCATGGAATGGAAATCGATTATGAACAGTCAAAAATCACTGTCCTTTCTACGACTCAATTTCGCACTACTATAGATACGTCTTTTCGTTTGCCTTTTGTAGTCCCAGCTGCGCCCTTCACGCCTGCGCATGTTGTGCCTATTGGCGGTATTAGTGTCACAGATGTCACAAGGAGCGATGGAACATGACAACAGCCCTAGCAACTTCTCTCAGTACTCTCATTAGGATTAGGAGAAAAGTCCGTAGATTGACCGCCTCTCCTAGCCCTACTCAGATCACCGATAATGACATCGATGATTATGTGAATACTTTCTTTCTGTTCGATATGCCCGAACTGATCAGACTTTTCAACCTAAGAGACATATATGAGTTCTATACCGATCCAGATGTGGAAGCTTATGCATTTCCTAGGAACGAGTTTATTGATATCTCTCAACCCATCTACATAGCGGGTGATCAATCATTCTACACCCAGTCCCGTGAGCAATTCTATAGGATCTATCCTCAGCCCGAATTTGAGCAAGACGTTGGCACAGGCGATGGGGTTACTAATGATTTTACATTCAATCTTAGCAATCCTCCCGTATTGAGAGGTTTCACATATCCTCCAGATACTAATGTATTTTCGCAGCTATTCATCGCGTTTCCTAATGCCGCAGGACTTTCGATAATTGCAAGAGATGATGGAACGGGAGGGTTCGTTGATGAGGATGGGACAGTTGTTGTAGCAGGAAATATTAACTACACCACTGGAGCGGTCACCAATCTCGTGTTTCCTTCAGTTCCTCCGGCTAATGCCGTCCTTACTGCTCAGTATATCTCTTACGAGCCTTCCAGACCAGAGGCGCTTTTGTTCTACAATGACGTCTTCATCGTTAGGCCAGTGCCGGATAAAAGTTATAAAATATCAATGGAGGTCCAAAAGCGACCAACAGCACTCTTAGCAGCTGGGAATAACCCTGAACTCGAAGAATGGTGGCAATTCCTTGCGTACGGAGGCGCGCGTAAGATTTTAGAAGATCGCCAGGACTCTACTTCTATTGCTAACATTATGCCGGCGTTTAAGGAGCAGCAAAGGCTCGTATTGAGAAGAACCACTCAACAATTAGTTCAGGAAAGAACGGCCACTATATACAGCGAGCAAGTAAATTTCCCTTACGGTAACTTTAACAATAGGTTCTAGCTGAGAGTGAATGAGATATGACAAAAATGAGAGCAAATTTAACATCACCTAAGTATACTCCAGAGAAACTTTTTTGGGGAAGATTTATGGATGAAAAAATATGCTCGAAATGTGGAGAAAAGAGACTTAAAAGCTTTTTCTATGGGAAAGCAGCTGAATGCAAAAAATGTTGGGCTGAACGAGTTCGACTGTACAACGAAAGAAAGCCTGAAATTCTCAAAAAAACCAAGAAAAAATGGAATGAGAAAGTTCATCCGAAAATTGAATGCAAAATTTGTGGAACAATATTCAAAAGAAAAAGCGCGAGTAGTGTTTGCTCATTAAAATGTCGTATCTTAGATGGATGTAAAGAAGAAAAAAATGGCTGTTGGATTTGGCAAAAATGCCGAGGACGACAAAGTTATGGGAAAACTGGATGGTTTTCCAAAACTGTAACAGCTCATCGGGCATCATATATAGCCTTCAAAGGTGAAATCCCAGAAGGGCTCCAGGTTTGTCATAAATGTGATGTGCGTCTTTGTGTAAATCCGGATCATTTGTGGCTAGGAACTCAGAAAGATAATATGGAAGATGCCAAAACAAAAGGTCGCCTGAAAGGCACTCCGGGAATCAAATGGACTGATCAACAACGCGAAAATATCTTGAAAAATCGCCAACCTCCTAATAAAAAAGGAGAAGCCCACCATCTAGCAAAATTGAACGAAAAAAATGTTAGAGAAATTAGAAACTTATTGAGAGAAGGTATCAAGCAAAGCAAAATTGCTGATAAATATGGCGTTTGCCAATCAGCCGTCTCCCATATTAAAAGCGGTAGACTTTGGCCGCATATTTTAGAGGAAGAAAAATGACATATTCGGAAAACGTGCCGCAAGCAGGAGATCTCATCTCAGAGAGCCAATTAGAGCTTCTAACGAATTTTGAGCAACTCAATTTAGTATTCGGTGATACAAATCCCGGAGCTGATCCCAATTCTGATCACTACGCATTCGATGATGCTTCGGCAAATGCTCGCAAACACAGAAAGATTCGTCTCGTTCGACAAGGTGCTGGCGCAGGTATTCCAACTCCGGCAGCTACCGATGGGGTTATGTACGTACAGGCTGCCGCTGCTCAGACGA